GGTAAGATAGGCCAGATATTTATACTGTATGTCAAGGACAGTCAGGAAGAGAAATGGTTGAAAAGTAGTGTTAAAAATCTAGATAATGTGACCTGGTTAACTTGATAATCAGGCACATTTTTCGTAACTTTATAGAGAAATGCAGATACAAATAGACATAGAATTATTGATAGAAAATGACATCAGTGCTGATGATTATTTGGCGCTGTACGCTATTTATAGGAAGGGATTTAAAACGCTGGAACAGCTGAACATAAACCCTGACTGGGAGAAACTACAATCTAAAAGCTTTGTCAAGCTAGGAGAGACACTAGATCAACATGTTATTAGACAAGAGTTTATTGACTTGTTTTCTAGTGACTTTGACCAGATGTTTGCAGAGCTTGTAGGTACATACCCAATGAAAGTTAGAACTAAGACAGGTAGCTACAGGATACTACGTGGCTCTGACCCTGACCTTAAGACTAATGCAAAGGCAAAGGCTAAGTACAGCAGGATTGTGGGTACAAAAAGATTTATGCATGAAAAGATTATGCGCTTACTGAATGTACAACTGAAGGTAGAACGAGATAGGCTAGAGTACATGCAACAACTAGAGGTATGGTTGAACAATCATACTTGGGAAAAATATATAAATATAGACGAAAATGCAGGAGAATCAGAAAACAGAATCACAAGACGCCTCTGATGTATTCAAAGACAGGGGCTTTCAGAAGATAGATAAGGCAGTTAATCAGTCTATTGCTATTGTTAAGCAAGCCAAGCTTGGTAAGCGTAATGTACTAGCTACATCTTGGAAGAGACTAAACAAGAATTTACTTGGGGGTTTACAGAAAGGTAAGATGTATGTCATTGCAGGGCGCCCAGGTGTTGGTAAGTCAGCATTTAGTAATCAACTAGTGTTTGACGTGTTGGATACAAACCCAACTAAGCCTATCATTGTATTGTACTGGACATTCGAGATGCCCGGTTACCAGCAGGTAATGCGTAGCGCATCAAAAGATGTAAAGAAGCAAATGTCAGACTTATTGTCAGTAGAGTCACATCTATCAGACATAGACTTTAAGACATATGCATCTAAGGTACAAAAGTATGGACACTATCCTATCTATTTCAACAATATACCTCGTACTATGGAGTATATTATGCAGACTAACGAAGAACTATTCTTGCAGCACCCTAATCACACAGTTATCAACTTGTTTGACCACTCACGTTTGATCCGGGGTAACGAAGAGACAGAGCTTCGTAGACTGAACACAATATCTAAAGGTTGTATGTGGATGCAGTCTAAGCTAGGCGTAGTTAACATACTACTATCTCAGCTTAACCGTAACATAGAGCAAGAGCACCGTGCTAAGAACCAGTATCAGCCATTACTAACAGACTTGTTTGGTGGTGACTCTATTGGTCAGGATGCGCATGTTGTTATGATATTGAACAGGCCATATGATTTGTATGGTATTACAGAAACATACTGCGGTGAGAACCCGCAAGGTTTGCTAGCGTGTCACATGGAGAAGAACCGTGATGGTTTACTTGGTATGATAGGCTATGAGGCAGACATGTCTACATTTACTATTAAGGAGAGGTCGTGATAACTGAAGTTACTAGAAAGACATTTACCATACGAGAGTCTGGTAGGTCTACAGATTTTATTACGCCTAGCTTTGGACACGGCTGTTTGTATGATTGTAGCTATTGCTACATGAAGCGGCACAAACCTGATGGTTTGACTATTGCAAAGAATATAGGTGATATACTTACAGAAGTAAACAATCACGCATATTTTACACCAGTAGATAAGCCTAACCAGACACATCCAGAGTACACAACTTATGACATAAGCTGTAACGAAGACTTTGCATTGCATGCTAAGTATCATAACTGGGAAAGCATCTTTGAATTCTTTAGAACTCACCCGATTGCTATGGCTAGTTTTGCTACTAAGTATGTAAACAATAATCTTCTTACGTATAATCCTGAACGAAAAGTGCGTATAAGATTTAGTCTGATGCCACAGAAGATGTCAAATATACATGAGCCCAACACCTCAAAGATACATGATAGGATAAATGCTATCAATAGATTTGTAGAAGCAGGCTACGATGTACATGTCAACTTTAGTCCTGTCATAGTATATGATGGATGGCTAGATGACTACGCTCAATTGTTCAAGGACCTGGATGATACTGTGTTGTATAAAGATAAAGTGTTAGCAGAAGTTATCTTCCTTACACACAACTTTAAAAAGCACAAAGTCAACTTACAGAGGCACCCAAATGCTGAAGTAACTCTATGGACACCGGACATACAAGAGATTAAGACGTCACAATATGGTGGCGAGAACCTCAGATATAAACTTAAATTCAAGGGAAAGTTTATAGAGCAGTTTAAACAACTGCATGACAGTATTATCCCTTGGAACACTATTAGATATATATTTTAATTATGGAACTACCAAAAACTGTGGTAAAGGCGAGCCGTAAATCGCCTAAGAACATGATAATCTATGGTCCACCTAAGATAGGTAAGACTACAGTATTGTCACAACTAAAAGATTGTTTGATTATTGACTTGGAGGATGGCTCCGACATGGTTGACGCCCTAAAAGTCAAAGTTAGCAACTTGAAAGAACTTGGAGAGGTTGGTAAAGCAATCATCAAAGAGGGAAAGCCGTACAAGTACATTGCTATTGACACTATCTCAAAGCTTGAGGAATGGTGTGAAGCTGACGCAAAAGTATTGTACATGCAAACTCCTATGGGTAAAAACTTTGATCAAAAGAACCCTGGCGCATCAGTCCTATCATTGCCTAACGGTGCTGGCTACTTATACTTACGTATAGCCTACAAGAAATGGATAGACAGACTGAACAAGCTAGCGGATCATGTGATTCTAGTTGGTCACCTAAAGGATAAGATGCTTGAGAAGAAAGGTAAAGAGGTTGCTGTAAAGGACCTTGACTTGACTGGTAAGATCAAGCAGATTACATGCGCTAATGCTGACGCTGTTGGCTATATCTACAGAGAAGATGACAAGACTATGGTCTCGTTTAACTCTTTGGATGATGTCACAGCTGGCTCACGTTGTAATCACTTAAAGGGAGAGACCATGCCCTTAGACTGGTCTAAAATATTTATTGATTAACCGCTTAATATTTAAACAAATGATTGAAGCACGCACAAGCAACCCTGGCGAGGAGACGCAAAGAAACCAAACACCAGAAACTATAACCGTGACTATGATTCTAGAAGACCTAGATAACGGCATTGACCGTATTGGTATCCAAGAAAAGTATGGATTAGAGAAATGGGAAGTAACACAAATGTTTCAGCACCCTACATTGAAGGGTAAGAAAGCAAGGAAGGTAAGAAAACTTTCTTTCAACTTTGTAGATGATACTACACCAAATCCTAACCAAACTAGTATTGATGTAGAAGCTCCAGATGTAGATGTACATACGGAAGCGTCTATGATTGTAGAAGCTACTCCTGAACTAAATCATCTTAATGATTTCGAACAAGAGGATGACACGGACAGTTTTGATTATTAATTATTAAATTTATTATTTATGGCTATTAAAAGCAATGACAGTAATGTCGAAGTAGCAGGCGGCGGAGTAAAACTATACTCTGGCCTTGCAAATTTTAATGTAATTGCAGTTAACCCTACTATGGCGGAACTGCATGAACTAGGAATCATGGTAAAACAAGATCCTAACTATTATGTAGAACTTAGCGGTATTGAATACTTTAAGCTTACATTCTGGATTAAGAATGATGACCTTACTACAAGGTTTGACATCTTGATGAACGGTAATGAGCGTGTATCTCAGTCTGGTAAGCATCAGTGGCTAAATGCTGTTGGTCAGTCTACATGGTCTGACGGTGAACCTGAGTACGATTGGTACAAGAAAGAAGGTTTACGTAAAGCACTAGTTGGTGAGGAAACTCTTATCAATTTTGTTAAGCAGTGGGCTAATGTTGCTAATGGTGACGAAGTTTACTTTGATAGTATAGCAAAGATTGTTAAAGGTGATGTAACTGAAGTTAAGGCTTTGGTTGGATTACTAGCAAGCAATCAAGTTAGACTATTGATTGGTGTTAAAGATGGTAAGTATCAAACTGTGTACACAAAAGTATTTGGCCGTGTAAAGCCACAGCGTGATGACATCTTTGCTAAGAATCTTAACGATGAGTACGGCGCGTTCAATGCTGAGTTTGACACTACTCTTGGATGGGGTGTGTTTACTCCTGAACTAGCTGTAGTAGCTCCAGATGAGGAAGATGCCACAGTATCAGAAGAAGACGACTGGGTGTAAGCTCGTAGTCTTTTGGCCAAGTTAAATATGGGGAGTGTAAAAGCTCCCCATTTTTTATATAAATTAGCAAACTTATGATTAAGAGCAGAAATAGTGAAATTCACCTATCGAAAGAGATGGTATTGAGCAGGATAACAGAGATAGATATATTCTCATATTACTGCAGTCCTTTCCAGGATCTCGGCGTACCGTTTTGTAGTGATCTGCGTGAAGATAATAGTCCATCTGTGTCTATTATACTTTGGAAAGGTAGGTTACTATACAAAGACTTTGGTCACCCTGAGCATACCTTTGACTGTTTCTCATATGTATCTTGTAAGTATAATTGTAATTTCTTTGAGGCCTTGCGCATCATTGATAATGATTTTAGATTGGGACTAGCTCACATAAATAGTGCGGCAGAGTTTACAAAAGGTTATATGGCATTTAGATCTTCTAAAGTTGTAAAGCCTAAGCCTGTTGTTATTATTAAGAAGAGATCTAGGCCCTGGATGAAGAAGGACGCAGAGTTTTGGTCAAAGTATTTGATTAGTAAAAAAACTTTACGTACATTTGGAGTCTGCCCTATTACACATTACTGGATTAACACTAACCGGTTCAGTTGTGACCTAAGCTATGCTTATAAGATAGGGACTAAATTTAAAATCTATTCACCTTATGAAGAAATCAAATGGATTAGTAACACTACTAAGCAACATATACAAGGATATAATCAGTTACCTCAAGAAGGAGATCTCTGTGTTATTACATCAAGTCTCAAAGATGTTATGTGCTTGTTCGAAATGGGTATCCCCGCAATCGCCTTGCAATCAGAAATGCAAATGCCCGAAGCCAAGACGATCAAAGAGCTCCAAGAAAGGTTCAAAAAAGTAGTATTATTCTATGATAATGATTTTACAAATCCTGGTAACCCTGGTCAGACTATGGCTGCTAAGATCTGTAAAAAGTATTATCCTATGAGTAATATATATTTACCAGAGGATTATGGATGTAAAGATTTATCAGACTACATAGCTAAGTTTGGTAGGACAGAAGGATTGAAAACGATTATACAAATACAAATATGAGTAATAGAGAAGTAGGAAACTTTAAATATAAAACCAATAAAGAAGTTAGACGTAAGATAGATAAAATTCTACATGACACTGTAATTATGTTTGCCAACCTGGGCACTGGTACGCCGTTAGACGTAGGCAGTAAAGCAGAAGCAAAGAAATTAGAAGTAGAAATGTTAGATAAAATTAAAGATATTGACGAAGACTTTTACCACGACAGGCTTAAGATACAACGCAGTGAAGAGAAGAACGAAACAAACCAAGAACAAGAAAGTTAGGAATGCAGTTTCTAAGGTATACAAAGGCATTAAGTTTAGATCTAAACTAGAGCTATTTACATACAAGAAATTAGAAGAAGCAGGAATAAAATGTTTATATGAGAAGAAGAAATACATTCTCATGGAAGGGTTTCGCTTTGAGCAAGAGAGTATCGAGCCAAGTAATAAAAAAGCTACAAAAGGAGAATATATAAATAACGCTGATAAAGTTAGAGATATTACATACACTCCAGATTTTGTAGATCCTAATGGTAAATGGATTATAGAAGTCAAAGGCTTTGCTAACGACGTCTTTCCTTTAAAATGGAAACTATTTAAGAATCACCTACAACAGACAGGCAACCCGCCTGTATTATACTTGCCTAAGAATCAAGGTCAAGTTTTGAAAACAATTGAATTAATTAAACAACTTTAATTTATGGAATACACAGAAGATTTGCTCATCCGTCTGGATGGGCTTGGGATTGATATGTCTAATGGTCCCGTAGACACTCTTCGTCAGCTAGATCAGCTGTACGAAAGCACAAGGTATAACACATTTGGATACCTTGAAGACTTAAAAAGTTTTGATAAGATTTTTGAGCCTGTTTATGGCTTAGCATTCTTTATACTAGTTAGAGATGCACGCAAGCAATTTAAAAGAGAGCTTGAGTTTTATGACCTAGCAGTAGAGTTAAGAGAAATACACGAACAAACTAAAATTAATAAACATGAGTATAAAAACGATTGACAAACAGATCAAGGGATCTGAAGGTTTAGCAAAGAAGATTAACAAAGGCGCAGAGAAGATGGTCTTTGACATCTTGCAATCAACACAGTATTCTACACCTATCCCGTCTACCATACGTGAGTTGGCTACCAATGGTGCCGACGCACAGC